GCTGTCTACAATTTCCTTAGTTTGAATATACCAAGGATGCCGACTCTGTTTCATTTTTTCAACAAAAGAAATACATTTGTCCCAGTGCTGTGCATCCATTAACATTAATCCGTTAACCTTAACTCCATTGCTGTGTAGTTGATCAGCAACAGCAACATAATGATCGATATCTGTAAACTCATGATGTCCGCTTAAGGTTACTGCATCAAAGTATGCTGAATTCTCATTCCACCAGTTGAGTGTACGAGATCCATTGGTAATAACTGTTATGCGAACATCGTGTTGTTCTTTAATTTCTTTACAGAATTTTTCAATATGAGGCCATATAGTGGGCTCACCGCCACCTGTCAGCATCAAGTTAAATTTTGTTTTATTAAGATTCTTAGTATAGGCATCAAACAATATACGAAAATTTTTAATAACTGTATCAACGTTTTTTGGATATCTAAATTTGTTTACATTTCCGGAACCCTCGAAACAATAAGAACAGCTGAAATTACAAACGTCAGTAGGAATGAACCGTACATGTAGGATATCCGGTTCTTGTGTTGATATAATCTTAATAGGAATTTTTTTCATAGTATGTGTGCCAATTCTGGAAATATTTTTTTGGCGTCAAGTTTTCGAATCTTATCTAAATTGTCAATGTACTCTTTAAAGTCTGGTAACATATGACTGTGATCTTCTGCATCAATAAATTTTAAAATGCCTTCCCAACGTTTCCAGCCATAGGGATTGTGATGCCAGAAGTTATCATCTTGTGTATAATTATCCCACAACCATTGTTTGAATTCAGCAAACTGTTGACGAATTTCATCTTTATCTTTTTGCGGAAGTATCCTGGCACTCAGAAAAGTAGGGATATACAATAAATGTAGATTAATAATGCCCCCACCAGTTTCATAATCATCTAATTTAAATTTATTGATCTTTTTAAAGTTTTGAGATAGTTTCCATTTGGCAAAATCGACAATATGTTTAACATTTAATACCTGTACCGCACAGGCAATTGCACAATGTACGTTGTCAGGAGCATTATCCATTAAACGCAAACTGGCTAAGATGTCTTGCCAATCCGTTGGATATCTAATATAACCATTACGCAGATGAACTGCATCAATACTGAATGCAAATCTTACCTGTTTAAACTGAGCCCAGATGTCAATGATCTCTTGATTGATGTAAATGCCGTTAGAATTATAACGCAGGCTAATCTGCTTGGCATACCCACGACGAATAATTTCATCTAAGAACCTACGATGTTCTTTGATCATCAATGGCTCGCCACCTGCAAAATATAACTGTGTAATGTTTGGAATCTGATCAAACACATCATCCCAGAACTCTGGTTTTTCATACCATGTATTATTAAAATCTTCTGCTTTCCAATCAATTTGTTTTAATACGATTGGACTGGTAGTCATATTGATTATCTTAGAATGATCCTGCACCCAGCGGCTGCTGTCGTGTGGGCTGCACATTACACATTTTAAGTTACAGGTATGTCCAAGACGAAGATCTAAATATCGTATAACTGGCGGTACAACTCCGTCTACTGTAGTATCTGCAATCAGCTGGGCAAAATCAAGACCGTCTCTATTCCATTCGTACATTTCCCACAGACGTTTACTTACAATCCCGTTGCTTTCTTCTTCAAAACATTTTGTACAGCTGGCCGGTATTTTACCTTCCAGCATGGTCTTACGCACATCACGCATGTACTCATTGTTAAATGCACTTAGTGGAGTATCCTTGCCAAAGTTAGCAGGTACACCATCTTCTTTTTTAACCAGGCCTACAGTATGATCGCCAGTGTGGGCTCCGCTGGCATTGGTTACACAACATAGTCTTGCATCACCGTTCGGTCTTGTGGCCATGTGTATCCACGGCAATGCACAGAAACTATAACTGCCTGTGAGTTTTTCAATAAGACGCTGCCCTGCACCTATGCGAGTATCTTCTGGTTGTAACCAAAATATTTTCATTTAACTTCCTGATCCTTGAATTTGGCAAAGTTATTAGTAGGGCCGACACCACAACTTCTGGCGCAGACAATCATCTTTTCTTTATGCCAATAATCATCCCACATGGTTTGAAATGCTTCTGAATCGATGATATCCTGTAGTGGTCTTTCTATTAGATTAACTGTGCCTAATCGACTGCTCATATCATCGTGCTGCCGTTTCATTTCATTACGCACACCGGCAGCTTCATCATCGCTGATAACAGTGTACGGTATATTTGCCATCCAGCAACATGGATAGAAGTCTTTATAGGCATCGATGTAAACTTCATTTTCATGTTGTGCTTTACAGTGTATAGTAGAATCTGCAAGAATTTCTTTATAAGCCTGTATGACTTTCCTATCAATAAATTTTAACGGAGTATCAGTTGCTGGTTCAACATAGTGTGTTAGGTTCCCACTTCTGTCTACGACAGCCTGTCTTGGCTCTATGATAAATCTGCTGCTGTTTTTTAATGTGAATCTTGTAAATCCTAACTCTTCTGACATCTGTCTTGCAGCTTCAACTTGATGTTCGTTATGTTTGAATTTAATGTAACACCATTCGGCGTTACCACCGGCTTCCATAAAGGCCTGAGCATTTTTAATTACTGTCTCAAACTTAGTGCCTACTCGATATAGGTGATGTGTATCTGCTAAACCATCTAAGGCAAATACCACAATATGATCCGCTGGCAAGGCATGGGCTAATTTCTTCCACCAATCAGTAGTACGAGCCCCACCATTAGTATGTATTGCCACATGAACTGTCGGCGATGTGACTTTCGCATAGGCGCACATTTTAATCAGATCGTTATTCAACATCGGATCACCGAATGTTCCGCAGAAATAAAAACTGTGTAGTTGTTTTAGAAATTCTGGGTACATGATAGTTTTAAAATCATCAAACGTCCAATCGTTGATTTTAATCAAAGGGTTATCTTTACCACTGTCAATATTTCGACTGCACATAGGGCAGCTGGCCTGGCAGTTGTTAGATATTTCTAAATGTACTTGTCGTATTTCGTTAAATTTAAACATTTGTCTCTACAATTTTAATTTTCTGTTCATTGATACTTATGTAAGGACTATAGGGTCCGCACATTATTATACAGGTAGAACTGGAACGTTCTTGCCATTTTTTCTGCCACATAGTTTGCCATTGCTCAGATTCAACAATAGTTTTTAAACCTGTTTCTAAAACATTGAGTTTTGGAAACGACAAGACCTGAGACTGTACTTTTGCACCCTCGTCGATGATTGAATCTTCTTCATACAGATTATACTGTTTTAATAAGTTAGCATCATAGTTGGTGTACATAAATGCACCTACCATACAACAGGGACTTAACAGATAATGAGCATCGATATACAGTTCTTTATCCTGCTGAGATTGACAGTGTATTTCATCAGCCTTGGGCCAATTCCGGTGACCACTAACATCGTCTTTGCTGACAAACTTAACTATGCTGTCTGTAGTCTGTTCAATATTGTACAAAAACTTTCCTTGATTATCTACCACAGGAAATGGACGACTAAATCTTTTACTGTTTTTTACAGTGAATATTTTAAAACCAATTTCATTGGCCATTATTTCAGCAGCAGATACCTGATGTTCGTTGTGTTTAAATTTGATAAACACCCATTCGGCAATTCCCCCGGCATGAATAAAATCACGAGCATTGTCTATTATTTTATTAAAGTTAGTGCCAATTCGATATATGTGATGCGTATCTTCTAATCCATCCAATGCAAATATCACTCTATGATTTATTGGCAGAGCATTGGCAAGATTCTTCCACCATGCTGATGTTCTTGCACTGCCATTGGTATGTACTAAAACTTCAAGATTAGGAGCATGATCTTTTACATATTGACACATTTGGATTAGATCATTATTGAGTATAGGGTCGCCAAAGTCTCCACAGAAACTAAGTTGTCTAATTTGATTTAAAACTTCAACTGTAAAAATATTAGTAAAGTCATCTAAACTCCAATCATTAATAGGCAACAGTGGGTTTTCCAATCCACCGTGTATGTTTCGAGGACACATAGGACAGCTGGCTTGACATCTGTTAGTGATCTCCACCTGTACAATTTCTAATTGATCGAATTTAAACATTTAATTTTTTATTAATATAATTTTTTATGTGATCTTTAAATCTTTGATCAGCTGTATCTACATCAGATATTCGTTTATCATATACATCTTCATAACGATTAGTTTCGTGATACAAAAATAATCTGTCAGTTAAAAACGGATTGCATCCTCGTAGTCCTTTGAAACCATTGTCTGAATAAAAATCTTTCACAAGGGCCTCGGCCTGATACCAATTCATGGTATTATGTTGCCAAATAACAATATCATTTCTTGTACTGCCTACCCCACCACCACGCGGTGTAGTAGATTGAAACACTACATCCTTGTTTGCATCTTTAAAAACATCATATCCTGGGTTCTGCCTGGCATCAAGTTTGATCAGGCCGTTGTCTACTAATTCTTTTGTGAATCTACTTTGATTAGTCAATGTTTCATCGTAGTCACCTATTTCTAAAATATGCGCAGATGCACTTTGTCTGGTCCAGTAGGTGTTTAACCAAGTCAAGGATTCGTTCCATGACTCTTCAGTTTCTCCAGGTATACCACAGATCATCTGTATATTTGCTCTATAACGTTTTGGCGCATGAATGTCTGTGTATGATTGAAAATCTAAAAGACCTGTTTTAATTTTATCTGGGTCCATGCCCTTGCGTACCAGACGACCGGCTTCGCGATTAAATGTTTCAATGCCCATTGAGTGTCCAAGAAACCCTAATCTAATATAAGTGTCCCAGTGCTCACGATGTTTAACAACTAAATCGCCACGAGCAAATCCGCATATCCAAGGATTGTATCCCAACTCATCAACTGCTTCAGCATACTTTTGTAATTTTTCTGGACGATCATTAAAGGTTTCATCCATTACACGCCAGTTCTTAATGCCCCACTTTTCGTAACCTGTTTGCATTTGACGTTTAAATTCTTCTTTGCTCACGCTAACGTCTTTGGCCTGTCCTATGATAGGAAAGTTACAGTAACTACATTCAAACATACAACCACGAGCAGTTTCAATCTGTGGACAATCATAAGGCGTCATAAAATCACGAGCTTCATAATCTACAATATATGTATCTAATGGCGCACTTGGATAATGGTGTAGTCCTCTAATAACTTTTTTACTACCAAAGAAAGCAGAATCAGTTAGTAACGGTGCTCCCAGTGTACCAATAAGATGCTGGCATAAGGCTAATATAGCATTCTCTCCATAACTGTCTACCCAATAATCGACATTCTCGGCAGGAGTAACCAATGCATTATTGCCGCCGACCACAACGGGTATACTGGGATACTCTTTCTTTAACCATGAAATAAATTCATTTAAGTATGGACTCCAGGGATTCAAGAACGCTGTGCCAAAACAGAACATAACTGTGTTGTCTGCGGTTCTTGAACGTACGAATTCCTGTAGTTCTTCAAGTTGCCAGAATGCTGTAAAGTCTACAACTTCTGCATCCCAATCGTTCATTCGAAGGAATGTAGCAACACGATGTGGCCATAAGGCTCGTTCCCATCGTTTGCCTGTTAATGAAAAGAATAATGCGTGGTTCATTGGCGGCCAATTACCATCCATCTTGTATACAATGGTAAGTTTAGTTCTCCAGCCCATAGTATGTTGTCAAGATGACATTGTTCTTTAAATTTTTCTAAACTGTCTGCTGGTCTAATGTGTTCATCTATAATATAGTTGTTACTTTGTAATACTAATAGACTGTTATGAGGCATGCCGCTTAGCCAAAGGTCGTATTGATCTTGTGTGATATGTTCACAACTGGTATTAATCACTACGTCAGCATCACTGCGGATTGCGCACATGTCAGCAGTCACAGCTTTAAATTTGCCTGATATTTCTTCTTGCTTATTCATCATGGTGGCAATCGATTCACAAGTCGGATCGATATCGATGCTACGAATATTGTTGATATAGATATCACTTTGAAACAGCATACTGGCCAATACACCTACCCAGCCTCCGTGAATATCTATGCTGACAAATGTGTTTACATTCTTGCGTAGATTTTTGATCAGCCATTCTTTACTTTTAAGCTGACCAGACCAGAAAGCATCCATAGTCCGCATGGGATCTGGACTTTGACGGATGGCCTGCATCCAGTAATGTAAGTGTTCTGTATCTATTTGCATTTTGGTATTTTACTATCCGCTGAACTCACACAACTTGGTGTGATGCACGGCTGCGGATTCTTAAATAATTCAAAGTCCTCTAATGTACCGAGCGGCTGGTCGTGGCAGCTATAACTTCGTTTAACTTCGTTACCTCTTATTATAACACTTTGATATCCACTATTGCAAGACCAACCTTGAAATTTATTGAAACCAAATGCGTTAAATCGTTCAGCTTGGTCAAACAAATATTCCGTATCGTTGCTGTCATACAATGCAATTTGGTAAACGTCTTCACCTTGCGCTGTTTGAGGAAATCCTGTTTGTAATAAATGTATCATCTCTTCAGTATATCCGTCCACTACACGACTGGCCGTAGGATCACTCTGAGGTTTAAGTGTTACATTAATTCCGCGAGCATGTAGCCTACTCATACGTTCATACAGCTCATAAAACTTTTCAGGCACCATAACCTGATTTACAGTTACATGAACACGTTCGTACATCAATTGTAAACACTTGTCACCAAATTCTTGCTCCTTGGCAAACTCATCATGGAACGATGCTGTTATACTTCTGCGTTGTAACATCTCTGTATTATGGCACCAAGTTTTCCACCATTTGCTACCTGGTGACAAATTGGTTGTCATGTGTATACTTTGATAGGACGATTTGGTTTCGTCAAGATGCTTGACCAGTTCATGTAGATGTTTATAAGCAGTGGGCTCACCACCACTGAACGACCAATGAAATTGATTAAAACCATTTTGATTGGCCTGTCTTTTGATTTCATCGATGGCCTGTTTGTAGACTTCCAAAGATTGATAATCTTGTTTATCACTGCGAGCATATGGCCAACAGTAACTACAGTTATAGTTACAGAAACGACCCAATATCCAACTTACGGAAAATAATGGGCTGCTTAACATTGTGCGCTGACCAAAACGAACGATTTGATCAAATGGTATTGTTTGAAAATTGGATATCATAAACTGCTAATATTTAACCACTAACCGGTTGCGTTCTGTTAAACAAGGTTATATAATATAGATGTGGTCGTCAGTGGAACTTGGTAGACCTCCGGCTCGTTGGGAAACGATGCCTGGGCACAGGGCGCCGTCTTAGACACAGCCTTTGTAGGTTCGAATCCTACCGACCACACCAAATACTACGATAAGTAGAATAACATAACTATAAGGAAAACATTATGTCAACAGTAGATCAGTTAAAAGAAGCCTTCGAAACATTCCTTGCAGAAGATGCAAAGTTCGTAGCCGGTAACTCAGCCGCAGGTACTCGTGCTCGCAAAGCTCTTCAAGAAGTTGGTAAAGCAGTTAAAGCTCGTCGCAATGAAATTACAGCAGAAAAGAACGCCCGTAAAGAAGCCAAAGCGGCCTAAGATGAGCGATCAAGATTCTAAATTAGATCTTGGTGGTTACGGTGCTATACCTTCATATAATAGTTATGGCACCGATACCATTACCCTCTCCCCAAGCACTTATGGGGTTGAATCAATAACTATACCGTCAACAATTACTACCACAGGAACTGGACTGTATAGTACCACTGTGCCCAACGGCGGATATGCCATTAGTTCAGGAACTGGTTATACCTGGGCTACAGGAACAACCAATACTAACTCTACTGTCGAAATCAATGCCGATGGTATGAAAATTAAAGAAGGCGGAGATATTACCATAGGTGGCAAGAGTCTAAGCGAAGCCATTGAAAAGATCGAAGAGAGGTTGGGAATTCTTAATCCTAATCCAGAATTAGAAGAACGCTGGGACAAATTAAAAGAC